GCTCGTTGCCGTTGTGTGCTGGTATTTTCTAAAGAAAGTGAGATAGTTGAAAGTGAATGAGGTAGAAGTTCGTATTATCTGCTAATAACCAAACTGTTCTGCGCCTTGTTTATCAATGCTTGATCTGATACATTCGGATTATTGACGCCAAAATAGGCGCGTAGTTTAACATGGATAATGATATGAAACTGCGTGTAGAAGTCCCCATTGGCGACAAAGTATACCCACTAGATCTTGAAAGGTCTGGGGAAGAAGGCGAGTCTAATCGCTGGATTGGTCGTGGCCGTATTCCATGTACCGGAGCATTCTCCATGGATGCACGCCGAATTGAAGCCGAGCCTCAAGTTGAAGAGAGATCGGAAGCAGAAGAACAAAGGGGTGGTGGGGATAAAGACAGCAAGTACAGAGCAAAGCCCGGAGAGATTTTACTTGAGGGTATTGCTAGCTCAACATCTGTTGATTGGCATGGTACTGAAATGAGCATTGAAGCTTTGCAGCATATGCAAAGCCAGTTCAAAGCAGGCGTACCTTATGTTCCAAGCCACCGTGATGATGAGTGGGATCAAGTCTTTGGAATGACAGTAGATGCTGACATCGAAAGGGGCGCAGTATTAAAAGATGCCGTCCGGGGAGGCCCTGATGTCGGCCATTTGCTGCGCGTGAAAACATCAGTCTACCAAGAAGATTCTCGCGCTTCCCGATTGTTGAATTTGTTAGACCGGGGGGCCACTGTCGGCTGGTCTATTGGCGGCTGGTTTACGGACATGGAAGTAATCACGAACGACCAAGATGAAGTCGAGCGGATGATTATTAAAGGCGTAGAGCTTGATCACTTGGCAGTCACGCGCCGACCAAGCAACCCAGATAGCTGGATTTATAGTGTAGCTAGAAGCGTTGGCGATGCCGTAAAGGCAATCAATACTGAAAAAGTAGAAGAGCGCCACATCGTAAAAGTTGAAGAGACTGAGGATCATGTCAAGGTTACTTACGGAAAGTCTGAAGATTGGGACGGCATGTACTCAACTGAAGGCGAAGAAGTAGTAGAAGATCCATATGATGAGGCCGAAGGCCAGCGAGCCGACGCTTCAGAGCCTGAAAACAGAGCCAAGTACGATCACATCAACTTCTCAACCCCAAAGGGCTGCCAAGAAGAGGCAGAAAGAGGCCTTAAGTGGGTAGAAGAAGGTCACGGTGGGGATGGCCTTCGCCCTGAGACTTTGAGGTGGGCACGCAAGCTTGCTCGTGGTGAGGACATCTCCCCAGAGAAAGCCCGTAAAATGAGAGCATGGCTGGCTCGTCATGAGTCCGACAAGAAAGGGGAAGGTTTTACTCCTGATGAGGACGGCTTCCCTTCAGCAGGTCGTGTTGCGTGGGCGCTATGGTGCGGTGATCCCGGTGTGGCTTGGTCAAAGAAGCTTGTGCGGCAGATGGAGTCTGCTGATGAAGAAAACCGTGAAGTCACATTAGATCCTGGCATTCGCGCTGCAACAGCTTTCGCAAACTTGCCGCTTGCACCCTTGGATATGCGCTTCAATAAGCGCCCTTCCCAAATGGGCCGATTGCAAGACAACATCCTTGGCACATTGCATGGCCCAGAAGCTGACTGGGGCCTCTACCGTAAGGCGCACTTGTGGTACGACGCTGATAAGCCACGAGAAAAAAGTAGTTATAAGCTCTTGATTGCTCGGATGTACGATCCTGAAAAGCCTGACGATCCAATGAGCAAAAACGGCACACTGCATGTGTTCTTGGATAAGGTGCGTTCCATTCAAGAAAGGTTAGATAGCGAGAACCCAGGGATCCCAGACGATGAGATTCAGCAGGTTCGCTCTACCCTTGATAAATATATCGAAAAGTTTAATGCGTTATTGGATGATGAGTTGGTAGATGACGAAGAGATTGGTGAAGGATTGAGATCTGTACCTTCATTCTCTGATTTGCCATTTCATGAGCCAATGGACGATTCGTGGAGCTTCACGGCTAAAGAAGCCGATGAAGTCCTGGGAGATCCCGAAGACTGGGATCGCTTTAAAAAGGCCCACGCTTACTTTGATCCAGACAATGCTGAGATCAAAGGTGGGTACAAACTTCCTTTTGCCAAGATGTCAGGTGGAAACTTGAAGGCATATTGGCGCGGAGTGGTTGCAGCCATGGCAGCAATCAATGGTTCACGCGGAGGTGTTGACATCTCCGATGACCAAAGGAAGAAGGCTTATGACATGCTTTCTCGTTATTACGATAAAGCTGATAAAGAGCCACCAGAGTTCAACCAAGCAGGCGGTAGAAGCGAGAGTGCAGATGAAGCACTTGACATAACCGCCGAGATGGGTGAAAAATCTACCCAGGACGACGCTCATAGAAGCGCAGAAGTAGAACTTGATACAGTCACACTAAAACCTAAAGAGGAGCGCGTCATGTCCGACGACATCATTGAAGAGACCGCGCCTGTCACCGAGAGCAAAGAAAATGCTACCCTTGAGGCGATTACTCGCAGCATGGGTGCAATGGAAGCTTTGCTTGGCAAACTTGTTGAACGGGACATGGCGCAAACGGTAGAAGCACCACAGGAGACCCCTGTTGTGGAAGAAGCCCCTAAAGTAAACGAAGAAGCAGAAATGCTTCGTGCTCGGATCACAGAAATGGAGAGCAAGCTTGCCCGTATGGCTAGCCGCCCTGTCCGTTCTGGTTACGCGCATAACCCAGCAGACGTTCGTTCTCGTCAGCCTGGCCGCATGGGTGAGTTCATCCGTACTGTCGATGAAGGCCAAGGCGGAGCAAGTGTTCTGGCTGCTGTTTGTAAAGAGCAAGCGGAGCGACGAGAGTCTGAAGATCTTATGCAACTGCCTACCCGCAACTCTCTTGAGAAGGATCTTCGGACTCTTCTTGAGGCTGCCGTTGCTGATGGCGTCATTACAACCCCAGACGACCGCAATGGTTGGAGGTAATCATGTCCGGAATTATTAATCCTAACTGGGCTAATCTTGATGTGAACCGTCGCCAAGCATTCGAGCGTGCAATCAACGTCTCGGGCGCTGGAACTGTTCTCATTCAGAACTACGTCAACAAAATCATTCAACAGCTTACGCTTCGTGAGTTTGGTGCTCTTGGTACTATGGACCGTCGTCCAGGCCAAGGCTCCGCTGCACTTATCAACCGTCGTACCGCATCGGCTATGACGGCTGCAAGTGAGTGGGTTGCTGATACTGCATCTGTTGCGGAGTCTACTGGTGCTTATGCACAGAGTAGCTTCACATACCAGACCCTCGTTACCCGAGGCAAAGTCACTCGTAAGATGCGTGCCCGTGGCCGTAGCTACATTGACATTCTTGCTGAGGAAATGACTTGGAAGCTTGACGACTTCAACAATGCGTTGGAGTCTGCACTCTTCATCGGAAACTCCGGTGCGCTTTCCACCCAGATTGATGGGTTGTTGACGCAAATCAATGCAGTTTCGACCCAAGTCGTTGCCAACACGAGTGCTGCTGCTGGTGACAGCCTGACACTGGCTAAGCTGGACGAGGCCATTGACTTGGTGAAGGGCGGCGCAGGCCGTTCGGATCTGGTCATCTATGCCTCTTACACTGGTGCTCGTAAGCTGAACGCTGCGCTTTCTTCCCGTCAACGCTTTGACGATATGACTGAAATCGCTGCTGGCTTCCGCGTCCGCACCTATGATGGAATCCCAATCGTGGTTTCCACCGGCATGCCTGATGACTTGACTTGGTCTGGAACGGCTATCACCGCCCTTTCCGGCGAGTCTTCAAACCCAACGACTGCACTTGTCGTTGTGAACAAGCGGTACAACTGGGTTGAGGAGCTTACTCCTACAACCATGATGCCACTTGCTCGCGATGATTCGCAGTTTGAGTCGTTTGACATCTTCTGGGATGGCGCACTTGTGTGTGCAAACACCCTGGGTGGCGCTGTTGTCGGCGGTATCAACGTCGCCTAATAAGCGTTGATTTCCCTAAAAGCCCCGGTCAGCTCATAGTGGTTGGCCGGGGCTTTGTGTTTCGTGATACAGTCTCAACGGAGGTTTTTTATGCCCATTAGAAGAGATATTCCTAACGAAGAGTCATACAACTTTGTCTTTACCAGAAAAGGTATTTGCACAGACAAGGGTGACACCCAAGCAATTCAGTTTCAGTCTTATGCTGAGGTAAAAGAAACACGCCTTGTTGAGTTTCAAGGTGAGTTTATTCATGCGCTCTTTATTAGAACTAAAGAAGCAGCACAGCGAGCCGCATGTATGGGGTGGCAAGAAATCACGCCCCAGTGGAAAGACATATTAGACAAAACCCGTGTTGTACCAACAACGCCTAGCCAAAAGTTGATTGTTGATACTTTGAACGAAGGCGAGTGGAAGTCGAAGAAAGATATTGTAGAGGCAGCCAACATTAAGGATACCGAGTGGAGAACGGCCATCAAAACATTGATGGAGCGCGATATTGTTGAATGCAACTTCAGCAAGCACGCCCGGAAAAGAGCCTCAAACCGTAAGTATATGTACCGATTAGTCCCAGCTTAAGGTGTCCCATGGCAGATCTAACAACTAGAGTAAAAGTGAAACGTGTACTGGGCATTCCCAGTGCCGTTACTATGCACGATACCTACATTGATGATCTGCTAGAAGTAGCCGATGAGCAAATCATTGCCTACACCGGGATGGCAGCGGTTACTCAGACTACTGTCACTGAAAAATACAACATTACAAGTACGGCAGAAACTGAGTTTACTCTCAGGAACTTTCCTGTGATCTCAGTTGCTGCTGTAAAAAGCTCTGGCTCCACATTATCTACCGAAACTTGGTACTTTGAAGCCAGGAGTGGGTTGTTAGCCCTGACAGACGCAAGCAGATTTTTCGCAGAAGGCAGGCAAACTGTAGAAGTCACTTACACTCATGGGTACGCTTCTGTTCCAGCAGACCTTTCCCATGCTGCTTCTCTTATTTGCGCCCAACACTTCAATGCAGCCCGCCACTCTGGGATGAGAAGCGAATCAGGGGGAGGCTACTCATATAGAGTGAGTGAGGACTATATTCCCCCCGCTGCACGGGGTATTCTTGCCAAGTACCAAAGGATCTTTCCGAAGGAGTCTCAATAATGCCTTACTACATCAAACCCGTCCAAGGCGGCGATCCAAGCAACAATCTAGAAGTATACACACCCGTTTCTGTTCTAAAAGCAAAGCGCCTTGGGAAAGAGTGGGTTGTATTTGGTGAGGGGCGAGATGTTATCGCTGCCTTGTCTGCTGACAGTTGGGGCAAGCCCTCTGTGCTGCGCCAAGAAGAGTTGGCATCAGCTTTGGGTAAGGGAGCAGCCCCAGCCGCTAAACCGAAGCCTGCCGCCAAAAAGTCTGGCGCTGATATGGATCTTCTAGACAACAGCGTCAAAGTTATTGAAAAGCTGCTTAGGTCAGGTGATTACGATGATCACTTGAACGCATTTCTTGATGCAGAAGAAGCTGGCAAAACACGCAAAGGTGTGGTTGAAGCTTTGAAATCACGAATGAGCAACTAGTGAATATATTAGTTACAGGCGGCTGCGGCTTTATAGGCCAACACTTAGTAGAAAGACTGTGCTCAGATCTGCACGTCAACTCTGTCTGGGTGTTGGATTCTTTAGAAGAAGTAGCGACTGGTAAAATGAGGGTAGCTGAAATCGCTAAACTCATTCCCGGTGACGTCTGTAGCTCAACTGATGTGAACACTACTATTGTAACTGCTGAAGCGCATAGCCAGTCTATTGACTTAGTTATGCATTTAGCGGCACAATCTCATGTAGATGCAAGCCTATCAGATGCCTCCTCTACCATGGAGGTAAATGCAGTAGGGACACAAGTTGTGGCAAGCGCCTGTTCGTACCACAACATCCCGTTGCTGTATTGCAGCACTGATGAGGTTTACGGGCCAGCCAAGGTTTCTATTGATGGTAAAGCGCAGGAAATGTTTGAAGAGGATGTTCTCAAGCCGAGCAGCCCGTACAGCGCCGGAAAAGCGGCAGGGGAGCTTGCGGTTCGCGCAGAAGGTAGAAGCTTCGGCTTGCGTTTTGCTATTACTCGTGGCTGTAATGCTTTCGGCGCATATCAATATCCAGAAAAGCTAATCCCTATTGCTTG